CGTTTAATACCCTACGCCAATCAGGATAGTGATTCTCAATAATCTTTGCAACAATCGCCTTATCATACTGAATTTTCTCATTCTCCAGTATAGTGCAAACTCTTTTAAAGAATTGGCCAGCAAGTTTTAAAGTCTCTTTCTTGGAAATAGCAAAATCGATAACTGAGCAACGTGATCGCAATGGTTCAATTATCTTATTAACATAATTGCACGTTAATATAAATCCACACGTCCTTGCATACTGCTCTATGAAATTACGCAACGCTGGTTGCGTTTGGTTTGTAAGATAATCTGCTTCATCGAGGATAACATATTTCCTGCCTCCAGAAAAAGACATTGTTGAAGCAAACGCCAGTATGTCGTTTCTTAGTGTATCAATATTACCGTTTAGTGATCCATTGATAATAATATAATCGCTATTGAGCTGCTCGCATAAAGCTCTTGCAACAGTTGTTTTTCCAATTCCCGGAGGACCTGCTAGTACTAAATTTGGAACCGTACCGTTTTCAATAAATGTCTGAAATGTTTGTTTTAAATTGTCTGGAAGGATACACTCATCAATTGTTTTTGGTCTATACGCCTCAACCCACAAAATATGTTCATTGTCTTTATTCATAATATATTCCTATCTTAGAATTTTGAATTCTCCTCTACAAGAATCCAATATTCAATATTATCACTTATAAAATGTGCAGCACCAACACTACCATGTGATCTTGGTGAGGATATTTCAATTATATAATCCTTTGGTAGCAGTTTGATGTTTTCTATTTTAAATATGGCGGAGAATGTTTGCTCTGTTGTTCCAATAACTTTCTTGTATGAATTAGAAGAAATGTTTTTAGAATCAACAGCTTGAATATACAAATTCTCACCATCCCCGTTGAACGATATATTTGGTAATCCTAAGACTGCCAAAGCCTTAAGACACTCCTTTAATGTATCATTCGAAACATTAAACTTAACAATGGGTGATGGAAAAACTAAATCCTTGGCTGGAGGTTTAGTAACATTTATAGGATCACAATAAAAATAACGTATCGCTGCATCACGTTGTTTGTTATGTATTATACAATGATTATTGTTAAATTCAATATCAGCACCATCATACATTGACACAACTGATAAAAAATTTGACAGATCGCGAATCGATATTGTGCAAGGAAATTGTTGATCGATATTAGCTTTAGCTATTATATATTTTGATGGTGCCATAGTTTTAAGTATGGCACCACCGTTGATTACTAATGATTCATTGATTGTAGAGAAATTCTTCAGTATCTGAACAGTGTTCGCATTTAAAATCATAATAAAATCCTGTAATGTTCATGTCCTTACTTCTTTTTCTTTAGTGCCTCCGGATCTGCTGTTGCTGCAGCTCCAATTGATGCAAGATCAGCAAGGGAGCCACCAAATATATAAGTGCCGACATGCTGTAGTCTCATCCACGGACAGAACCACGTCTTGAGTTCAATAGCCTGTGCCTTCTGACAGAACCAGTAATCTTCTGACAAATAACGTTCAGACTTGGGATCAATTTCTGCTTGGAAATACTGCATGATCTTTCTTGAACCATCAAAATGTTCAGTACGAACATGGTCTGGCTTATACATATATTGTTGATAACTATCAAAAAACTTTTGCATGGCCTTTCTGGTAACCATCATAAATCCAGTACCGATTTCTAATACCTCGACTGGCTCATCAATTCTGATCTGCTGCTGACCACCCTTTGGATTAAACACATAGTCACCAACATACTTGTCAAGAACACCTGGATCCTTATCTGCAATGCCCTTGTCGACAGCGTGCTTGATCTTTTCCCAAGAAATACACTTCTTAGGATACGGACCACCAATAATATCATACTTGTCCGGATCCTGAGCCTGAAGTGCCATAAGTGCAATGACGTCTTGAGGATTGAAACCAATATCTGAGTCAATGAACATAAGATGTTGTAGCTTGCCACGCATAAATTCATCGCAGCAATAATTTCTAGCACGAGTAATCAACGACTCATTGAACAGAAAATAAAACTGAAGCGGAATTCCATACTGTGTGCAAAGAGCTGATAGGTCTGCACAAGACTTAGCAAACATGCCAGCACACATACCACCATACATTGGTGTGGCTATAAACAATCCATTCTTCTTTAATTCATCTACATTAATCTTGATTTCCATAGGTACTCCTTATATATATTTTTTGTCGTGCTCACTAGAAGCACCATAAGAACCAGTATACTTACCAATTGATTCACTCTTAAATAACAAGAATTGTGCTACACGTGTGCCGCGCCTAATTTTAATTGGACCTGTTGTTACGTGCATTGCACCAGCCATGACACCGCTATAACCACTATCATAAAGACCTGAAGTAATAAAAACACCGTTGCGATTCAACGTTGATCTTGTAATTACCCAACCAGCTTCACCGTCACCTATTGTTACGTTATTTTCCATAACAATTTCATAAGTGCCTATACCTTGGATATTTGAAAAACCTTACCTAACCTTAAATCACATGCATTAGGTTGAATATCGATTTGTTGGACGTTTGTTAGACATGAATCATTTTGTTCGCTGCATATGTGTATCATCATTGCTTATTTTCCTCAATACCAGATGCATTAGTATCCTCTGTAAAATGCCATAGTAATATAATGTAGTGCATTGCCTTTAGCAGGTCATTTTTATTATAACCTTCTTTCTTTCCAAAACGCATCAAATATTTTATTGCAGTTCCATGACACATGCTGGCAGCAATATCCAGTGATTGCCAAACATCTGTTGTTTGAATATCGTTTTTACCAACGTAATGCTGATTATACGTTGATTCTACGTACTTAGATAATTGATCAATAATCTGATCTTCGTTATACTTTAACTTCATAATATTAATTATTTCCCCAAATATATGCATAGCATAGTTTATCAATGTATTCCATATTCTGCTTTGCAATTTCTATTTTACTAACATCCTGTGTTTCAAAAGAGAAATCAACCTCTTTCTCGTACTTGCCATCAATAAGACCGGTTGGACTGCGATCAAATTTAATACCATTAAGACCAGCCCACACAGCTGCTGAAGAATCCCATGTGTCGATATACTTACCAAACGGCGACATATACATAATTTCGTTTGGACCATCGACCATACCAAGGAAATGTACCTTAGTGTTGTTTAACTTAAATCTTGAAAAAATCATAGATTCTTTCATTTCATACATCAGCTTGAGACGTGAGCAGAAACGTTGAAGCTTGTTTCCTTTTTCAACACCATAAGCATTCGGTGCTGTAAGAATTGATACACCGACATAATTGATTAGCTTTGTATTGAGGCTTGCCCATCGAAAACATTCGATACAATCATCTACATCACCAACCTTTGATTGAGGCACAAAGAAAGTCTTGAAGCCAGCATCTTGAAATAATGGTGCTAGTGTCTTTGCAGCCTCAATTGTTTTCTCTCCAGGCTCACCAGGATAATCTGATAAAACAATATAATCAGCATTAATCTTTTTACCCATCTGAATTAACTTATCAGAAGGGTACATAGGTTTGCCCTGTTTAAACATTTCAAAAGCTGAGTTATCAAGTATTATTTGACACTCATAACGTTCCTTTTGTTCAAGATAGAAGTTTGTATATGAGTCGTCCTGCTCAACTAAATGCGCTAGCACAAGATGAACAGGACGTTTGTTAACAAGATTTAAATGTGGTACAGGTGTAATATGGCAAAAATTTATCATTCAAAACCTCATAATGTAATCAGTTATTTATTTAATAATATCTTACTTCATTCCCTGCTTCTTGACAAGATCAATAAAGATACGAGCTGGCTTTGATGTTTTCCTCATTGGATTCTTTGAATCCTTAGGACCAAGAGCTGTCTGAATACCCTTCTTCTGTACGTCGGTCATTTTCTCATCAAGAACTTCAATTTCTTCCTTCATTTTCTTAATTTCCTTGACTTTATGTCCTTCACTAGAAAGATCATCGAGATCAGATGAGCGCACAGAGTCACCAGGCTTGATTCCCTTAACACCACTACCTACTGCATGGATCTTGAACTTATCACCTCCTTGATGAACAGCATGTACTGCCATCGGATGGAGAGATTTAGGCTTTGATAAAACAGCTTCTACAACTTGCTTATATTGTGTCATGTTTTCCTCTATTTGTTATAATAACACGTAGATCCGTTCTCACCATCCTCAGATACTGTAATCTTTAGATCTCTTCCTTTGTATTTATCTTTTATATAAGCTGCCAAATCATCACAAATCATTTCACATGACTTAAAATCAAGCTGTAAAAGCTGTGTGTTATACAATGACTCTAATTCTCTCTTGAATAGAATAAATT